CCTGCTGGCACCTCTATAGTAGTGGTGATCAGCAAGGTTTGATAAGGCTGACCCGCAAGGGGCAATACACCCTTTCGGGTGATCAGCTTGTAAACGTTCTTTGGAACGTTGGAAATCAATCCCGTCACCGGATTGGCCTTACCCAAGACCTTGTAGACCTTGGGTCGGACAGCCGTTAACGTGAAGGGTGCCGCCACGCTATGCGTGATGACCCCGGTTTGTGTACCGCCCAGTGCAGTCACAGCAACCTGACGCCCATTACTATCGGGCGCCGTATCGGTAACGTGAGTGTACGTCGGCGACGTCAAACCGGTTTGTGCAAGCCCCGTAATCGGGGACGTAAAGGTAATACCCATCAGAAAACTCCGTGGAAAAAGAGCGGTAATAACCGCCTCCGACACTTCTGAACAAGGCCTAACGAAATGTTCGACCCCTCAGCTTGTGTCTATCTTGCGCGTGGACCGAGTTCGCTTGGGTAAAGAGAGCAAGGAGATTTGCTGCCTTAATCTCTGAACCAGGCATCTCAAATGTTAAGGGTGGTACTCTTAACTGAGAGAGCACGTTGCGAGTCACCAGTCTACGGACGTACTTAAAAGAACCTGGATTACCACCGGCACTTATGAAATTGTTACCATTGACTAGCTTGCACTTGTCGATATCCGGACGCATAGAACCGTTAGTTACACGTTTCTGTATGTTCGTTATCTGAAGCCAGGCTATTTCTCTGGTATCAGTACATGAGTTCTCGATGATATCACCAATATTGGTGAAGTAATCCACGAGGAACGACCAAGGGAGTAACTCCCAAACGGTGGGAAAGAATTCACCAGGTGTTAAACCAAACACCCGGGCCTTATCCATCGCGGTCGTCACCGTCTTGCGTTTAACTTCGCCTCTAATAACACAAATCGCTTCGTCCTTAATGACTTTACTTCCCAACCAAGAGAAGTTGCCAATAAGTGCGAAGCTTTCGTTATAGAGCCCGCTAACAAGCTTGCTATCTTTTCCGATAGCACGAATATGGCGGTATTCGGGTTCCGCTCCTTTTTGAACCTCGTCGTATGCCTTGAAAGCATCTTCGAGATCATTAACGAACGGTCTCCAACCGAAGCTAGACTCAAGCCACGTCTGCGAAAGCGTATCTAGCCATTTCTTAGGTTTAGCCTTTTTAGCTTTACTAAGCTTTTTGAGGTAATCCCCAAGATGGTTTCGTAACGCTTCAGCAGGGTGTCGAAGCATGTGTGCGGCTTCTCGTAGCTCACCCAGAAACACACCTCCAGACATGGAGATCTGTGCTGAGCGAACTTGCTTGAAAGCCCTACTCATAGCTTGGTTCTGAGCAGCGCTGATGCCTAAAGTAGGATTATTGTGGGTATCGGAATTCGGCAAGTACCTGACTTCAGTGTGCGAACCGCCAACAGTCTCGGTTTGCGCACCGCCAGGTGCATTCGGATTCTTCAACTTAAGATATCCACCCATAGACACTGAATCAACGGATTCATAGGTTCCAGTCATACCGGTAGTAGCACTCGTGTGGTTGGCTATCTGCTCTTTCCACTTAGGATTACGGTCTCCATTCAGGACGCGTTCAAGAGAAAAATTGTTCGCGAACTGATTGTAGACATTCAAGTAATCCCTTGCAGTAAAGGCCTGGTAGACAACTCGAATGCTTCTATCTTTAGTGTATGACATAGCTCCCTCAGCTTGGCAAAAATAGCCACATACTTAATGTATGCTGCTAAAGACACCTGCTTCATGACCCTGCGTGAAGAAATGCACACCTTTGATAGTCTCCGCATAAAGCGGATACGCCTCAAAAGTGTCCCTAATGACGTCGATCGAGACTAGTCGTGGTAGAGTCAATATCTTGGAAGGTATTGACTCGCACGTCCAGCCAGTGATTCGACATCTTCGGGTACGCAGATCTTCACCCAAATTGTCCAAAGTAATTAAACGGCGGTGAACGCTTGAGTTACCGAAGGTATGCTCGTCAAACAACTTAGAAAAGTAATACATTCTAAGTTTGAGAGACATGCATATTCCTACGGTCCTACCTCCAAGAAGTCCAAAAGACTTCATAAAGAGATAGGCTGGAACTACAAACGTTTCCATCGTTTAGTTTCCTTTGAGGGTATGGAGACAGG